AAAACTCACCAGATGCTAATGATCCAGGTGCTTTTGGAGTAAGTGTCAACACGCCATCAACATTTGTTGATCCATCTGATGATGTACCATAAATTTTGAAGCTCTTTGCACTTCTTTGTTTTGCAATGTACATGCCTGAGTCAGTTGCTACTGAAACAGTTGAGTCATGTGCAGAGTCTTGAGTTGCTGTGAAAAAAGCACCAGTCACTTCAATTAAGCCTGAGCCAGTTCCACCTCTACCACCAGTTGTGTGTCCATTTGATGAACCACCTGCGTTTGGTATGTTACCTTTTTGTATTCGGATTGGTCGTCCCATTTTGTTTTCTCCTATATAGAAGCCCAATGTAGATTCTATCTACTACGCGGCGGGTACCGCATAAGTCCGACAACCTTAATGTTGTTGGCACACTTGAGTTATTGTATTTATTGGAGTTCTACAAATTGTTTCACTGGTACACCACTGTTTAACACAATTTGTATGGCTTCTTGCCTGGTGCGAGCATTCACATAAGCAGTTCCTATTTCGCCAGTGATACGCATGTTGAATGGTGCTACCATTTTTAATCTTTTGGTTGGGTCAATTTCAAAAGTGATACAATGACTGTTGTTTTCAGCATTGATCATCAGTTCTGATAACAATTGGTTCATACTGTAATTATGCCATAAAAAAAGGGCGAATAAAATCCGCCCTTGATTTTTTACTATTTGCAATTATGCAAATTTAACGTTACCGTTAGTGATCGCTACTAGACCAACGTAGTCAGCCGCATTACCTAGGGATGATGAAGTGTTTGTTAACTCAACATATCCGTATCTAGTCATGAAACTTACTACCGGTTCGAAAGTAGATGGATCCAGTACAACACCAGAACTCATTAGCGGAATGTATGGGCAATAGAATGCCGCCGCGTCAGTTTCTGATGGACCTTTGTATCCAACTAGTACTGAAGTAGAGTCGCCTGCATAAGCATCAGCGTATACTCTCATAGCACCATTTAATGTACCTACAAACTTAGTGTTTGTTGGAGCATCAAAAGTACCTTCAGTTGATCTTGCAAAAGCAGAAGTAGTTGCAGATTGTAGGATAGTTAGTGCAAATGGACTAACAACCGCATAGTTACCTGCGCCACGTCTTGTTCTTTGTGCAATCAAGTTAGCAACTCTGTTGATTTGTACAGCCAAAGCCGCATGTTCATCACCAACAAATGTTGCAGTACCACTTACAGCCGCTTGATCGTATGTAAGTTCTGCTGAACCTGGAAGATTTCTTAATGAAGTTAAGATCTCTTGATCAATTTCAACAGTTATTTCTTGTGCTAAAGCCGCCATAATTTCAGCTTCAACGTCTAAGCCTTGTTGTGCTTGAGCGTCTTGAGCCGATTCAAAAGTCCATCTAGCTGATAGCTTTCTGGATTTTGCTTCTACGGTTTGTTTTAACACCTGGATGTTTAATCTATTACCAGGCGCACCTTCAAGTGCCGCAGTAGCCGCCGCTTTCGCTGAAGCGTTTGCTAATTCGTTACCTGAATATGCGTTAGCAATAGTAAACGGTGATAGTGCTTCGTCACCTGCGACGATGCCTGCTGTGCTGTTTGCATCAGCATATCTTACTCTTAGAGTGTGGATTTGACCAACTGGACCAGTCATAGGTTGTACACCTACGATCTCGTTCGCAATAACAGTTGGCATTACACGTCTAATAACTGGTAGAATAACTCTGTTAAGAGTTGCTACGTTACCGGCGCTAGTTGCACCAGCAGTCGCCTGCTCTGCCAAGTATTTGCGTGTATTTTCTAGAGTAACATCCATCACTTTTGATTTTGTGCCTTCTAAACCTTCCATTAAAGCAGATTTAGTTTCAGCCCATTTATTTTCAATCAGTGTATTTGACATTTTATTTTCCCCTTAAATACCTGCTAATTTTCGCATCTCATCGATGCCTGTGTTGTCTGTAGTAGATGCTTTGTTACCAGTTACTGCACTTCTATTTTCAGCTAAAATTTTTGTTTTAGCTTTAGTTTCGTTGTCCATCACTGCTGGCAAATACTTGCTGAAAGATTCTTTCAACTTTTCAGTTTTCACAGTTTGAAGAAGATCTTGCATAACTTCACGCTTGTCGCCGCTTAATGGTGACATGATCTGTTCCATGACCTTGCTTCTTTCCAGTTGATCTTTGGCTATGTTTGCTTCTGCTTCTTTAGCCTCAATCACCTTATCTTTTTGTTCAAGATTTTTGTTAGCTAATTCTAACTCCTCTTGTTTTGCACCCATTTGTTTGATCAGTTTGTTTACTTCGCCCTTCTCATTCAAATAACTGCTGGTATACTCACTTGCAAACGCTTCAAACATTCTTCTTCCGAAGTTGTTTTGTCTACTTCTTGTAATATCTTCTTTAAGTTGAGCAAGTTCTTTTTTAAGAACAGATTCAACTGTTGATTCTACTACATGAGCTGACTTCTTAACAAAGTTTACTTTCAATTCTGCAAATTTCTTTTTAGCTTCAGCAATAAGTTTGACCTTAGTTTCCACTACGTCTTTCTTATCTTGATCAAATTCTTTGATCTCTTCAGCTAATTTTGCCACAACAAACTCTTCCATTTTGGCAAAGTTTTCTGCAACAGTCTTTTTATCTACATGAAGTTCAGCAATTTCGTTTTTCAGTCTATCCAAAACAAATGCTTTTAATACGTTGGCATGTTCGCCAATTGACTTTTTATAGTTCACACGTTCTCTTTGAAGTAATTTCTTATCTTCTTTGAATTCCGCGATCTCTTTAGCCAGTCCCTCTTTGATCATTTTATCAAGTGATTCAACCATTACGCTTTTATCATGCTCGTATCTTTTTGCAAATTCGGCACGAAGTTCAGCTTCAATTGTGTCGCGAGTTTCTTTTAATTTAGATTCCCACGCTTCTTCGATAGCTTTTTTAGTATCTCCAGTGATAACTTGTGAGTTCATCAATGGTTCTAATGCTTCTAACATAATCGTTTCTCCTCTACTTAATCTTGAGGTCTCTTATCAATTTCGATACCCCGTCTCTAAGGTATCTCTGTGCCCCAGAATCCTGGGATACAGATTGTGCAACATTCCACACGTTCGCGCCACCTTGCATATTCATGAGTCCTTCATAAATTGGCGTAGGGTAGGCGTTGGGTGCAGATGGTTGCGCCACAACATCGACGGTAATGATTTCAAAATCACTAACTTCGCCTGTTGACTCGTTAACGTTTCCGGAGCCTCTGCTTGAAACACCAAGTTTAACTCCAGAATTTAACATTGTTTCTACTAACTTGCCCATCGGAGTAGGTAAGACCTTCATTTTACCGTATCCATTGGACCCGTCCATCCATACATCTGTGATCATGTGTGACACACGATCAAGATTAACTTTTAAATCTTCAGGATGATCAACTTCACCAAGCACGGAATAGCCCCCTTGAATTTGATCTTTCAAAGTTTTTGTGGCTTTTGCTATTTCATTCACAGGATATATTCTTTCGTTAGCGTTTTTTACGCCTCCTTGAATACAAATCCCCTTCATGTATAGGTCTTTGCCGTCTTTGCCATCATTTTCAAGTACTAAACCTGCTTGGTCAAATGTAAGATTTTCTCTGAGATGTAACATCTAGTCTTTTATCCTTGATTACTCAGAAGTTTTTGGCTTTGGAGCTGGTTTAGGAGCTACTTTACCTGCACCACCTCTGTTAGCGTATTTCTCAGTATCCATTTTTGGACTAGGAGCTTTGCCACCTTTTTCTTCGCCACCTTGTGTGAAGTTATGTGGTTTGCCACCTTCTTTAGCGCCACCATTTGAAGCAACAGGAGTCTTTTTAGCGCCTCCATCATCGTTACCGCCCATGTCTGCTTTAACCATTTCAGTATATTCTTTCAAATGTTCATCAACTGACATGCTTGGGTCTTTTTTGCTTTCAAATGAAGGTTCCATTGACTCTTCTTCTGGTTTTTCTTCACCGTCCATGTCCATATCCATGTCCATTTCTGGCTCATCTGCTGGCATGTCGTCACCATTTTCTTCGTCATCACCGCTCATTGCGTTGAATTCAGCTCTCAATTCGTCTAAAGCATCTTCAAGATCCATTACTTTGTCTTCTAATTCGTCTTGACTCATGTCTTCGTCCGCCATTGCAGGCTCTTCGCCAACTTGATCAGCAGTAACATCAGCAACTAGATCGTCTGTAGCATCGCCACCGATAGTTTCTTCAACTTCGTCAGCCGCTTCTTCTACTTCTTCGTTAGATGCTTCTTCTACTTCTTCTTTTGATGCTTCGTCTACTTCTTTAGAGGACTCGTCAACTTCTTCTGAGTCTTCTTCTTTCATTTTTTCTTTTTTATCTTCGTCTTTGTCTTCTGCTTTCTCATCTACTTCTTGAGTTGCTTCATCGACTTCTTCGTCTTTGTTTTCTTCGATAGTTTCGTTTTCAGCATCATTAGATACTAATTCTTCGTATATTTCTCTTGATTTATCTACAACGATTTCGTGGAACAGGTCCTCAGCTTTCGCTTTTTCTTCGTTTACTAGTAAGTCAAGTAATTTTTCAAACTTCTCTGACATTGGGTATACTCCTTATTTCTTACTATTGGCCATAGTTTGTGTATAATATGTATTATATTGTCTGTTAAAATCGATTATATTGGTGTTTTTTTGAGATTTTTATCGAATTTCAGGCCATGCTTTCATCAAAACATCAAAATCTTCATAAAAGATCATACTTAGGTTTGTCAACTCTCGTAATTTTTTAGGTACAAATCTAAATTCTGCCACATCCTTGCGACACACTCGCACAAATTTTACATTTGGGTTTTTTGTAATGTTTTGACGCATTTGATTTTCCCAGTTGCCATGGAAAGTTGCTTCTCTTTTTGAATCTCTGTAGTTGGGTGAGTTCTTGTACATATTATTTAGGCGCAGTTTTGGTTTACTGCCAAGATTGATGCCACAAAAATCCATGCCTAGTATGTAAATTTCAGTGTATTGTTTTTGTAGTGCTAACCAAACCGCAGTTGGACCTGAACTCCAACCTTTGTCTTGTTTGAATCGTCTAAAGTATTGATGTTTAATTTGATTACGTGGGTAGGTCCAAACTTCTGCACCTTTGTAAAATGTATTGCCAACTTCGTTCATCATGTTGATGTCGACACCAACAAGGTAATCTAGTTTTGGATTATCTCTGTATATGGCATTGATTCCAATCACTGTGCCATATGGATATAATCTATTGACATCAAAATCTCTGCGACTTTCGCCGTTAGCGATTACAAAACATCTTTTCATCTAAAAGTATGTATATTAAACGGTTGGTGCGGCTTCTTCTTTTGGAACAGCATACATGGTTTTGACTGTTTCTAGTTCTTTGGTGTATTCTTTGGATTTGGATTCTTGTTCTTTTCTGATTTGATTGATCTGTTCCAATGTTAATTTGGTTTTGCGTAGGTCATCAAAACGAATAATTGATGCATCGTCTTGAGCTTTGTATCGCTCATCCATGATATCAAACATTTCTCTTAAAAACATATTGTATTTATAGTCCTGGAGTGTCTGGTGCACCAGTATCTACGTTGGGTGCATCAGCATCACCTGGTGCCGCATTTGGATCTTGTAGGTCAGCTGGGTCAACATCACCAACATCAGCAGTACCTAAGTCGCCTGCAATGCCTCCTGGTGTGATGCCTGCTTGACGCATTGCTTCTTCGCCTACATCTTTTTCAGTGTCTTCACCATTTTCTTCCATCCACAGTTTCTGATTGCGTTTGATTTCATCTTGTGTCATGCCTAAGAAACGTTCCATTGCAAATCGTTTGCTCAAATATGGTGTTTCTGCCAGCCCTTGGAACACTTGTACTCTGGAATTGTCCATTTCTACTTGTCTGTATGATGCAAAGTTCTGTGGTGGATTGAATTTAAGTTTAAACATTGACGAATCAACGTTGATGCCTCTGGCTTTGCAGAACCTTTTGAACTCTGTGTCCATAGGATCACATATTAACGTTTGTAAACGTTCTAAATATTTGTTAAATCTCAGTTCTTGAATGTATGCTGTGCCAACTCTACCATCATTGTATTGTGGATTTGCTCCATCATCTGGTCCTGTGGGCAAATATGCCGCAGGAATCTTCAATCCTCTGTACAATTTGTTTGTGAAATACCGCAGATCATCAATTTCTCCCAAGTTTGTACCACCTGGTAGTGTGTCAACCTTTGATCCACGACCTTCTGCTGTTTGCGGAAAGAAATAATCTTCGTTGATTG